GAGAAAGAGGCTGTTGTTGATTACCTGGCCAACATAAACGCCCATTGCCGCCGATAGCGTTGCAGCAATATAATTTGTCATCCGTGTATAGGCGTCGTTCCAAACAGCTGGATTATTTGCCGTACTGTGACCACACCTTACGCCCCAATAAGCGCCCCCTGGTTGCGGATTGGCGATCACGTCAATTCCATTTTGAAATAGCAAAGTCAATTCTGCATCGCTGTACGTTGCGTTTTGACCGCTTCCCGGAGTACCAGATCGCTGAGTTCCTACCACCGCAAACAGAGGTTTATTAAGGCTAGATTGCTCTGGCGAAAGATTTGCAAGGCGCCCCGCTACAAAACCTTGGGGTGAAATCAACCGCAAAACCCCATTGACTTGGTCATTCCAATAAATCCAATCCCCAAACATTAGTTTTGCAGCGTAACTGGCCAGCCCGATCTCTTGTTTAACCGCGATCGCATCGGCGATAGTGTCACCAGATGGGCCGGTAAGAATCATATAAATGCCTTCAGATAGTCCGAGAGCGGACTGCACTCCCCAAGTAGTAGGATCAACGCTATCCACCAACACACCCAAACTGCAGCCTTGGCTACGAAGGGCGTACATGCCGGTTCGTGGGGTAACATCCTGGCCAACGAGAGTTGTCGAAACCACCGCACTGGCTCCGTCAGCGCCGCCAAGCAGGAATTGCGGCCCAAAAGCTCGTACAGGGGTGCTTGTGCCGGTTCCCAAACTCGCAACAACAAGGGCGGACGCTCCCTGCAAATTGCCGCTCCCGTTATTGATTGCACTCACCAGTGCCGTCCATATTAACGCCGGTGTGGTTCCCGAAATTCCGTCAAAAACCTCGGGGACTTGCCCAGGCAAACCAACTGTGAATCGCCAAGCGCCAGGCGTTGCCGATTCCGTTAAGCTGATTCCTATCGTGTTCCCGACACTTCCGGTGTAACAGGCCGTTAAAGCAACTGCGTATAAACCTCCCGCGAAATCGATCTGATATGAAGCGGCTGCATCCGTTCCGTCTGTTACCCTTACGCAGGTAAAAGCAGTTGCTCCCTGTTGCACAGCAGCTGCAACAAATGTCCCCAAATCATATTGACGCGCAACAATCGGGCCGAAGATAGCTGCGTAATCAGCCATCGTTTGAATTGCGACAGGCTGGTTAACCGGCCCCCATGCGGCACTTCCAACCGCTCCGACCAAATTAGTAGGTACCCCATTTATAACCAAATTTTGTGGGGAAACCACTTGCACGTACAAATCGGGAACCACAAGCGCTGTCGTATTGATGGTCCCTTGCTGGTAAATTGTCATGCTTTGACTCCTTTGGCTTTAAGTGGAGTCGCAGCGATTGGGTTCACGCGTACAACATGGTTGGCATTCTCTCCTTGCAATACCGTGTCCATTTTTACTGAATCCGATATGATATCTCCCGATTTGTAAACCGAAAATGGACTGACAACAACCAATACTAGGCTCATAACCTTAATGCTCCTAAGCGAAGACAGCACTGCTATTTATATTCAAATCGCCAAATAGCAGCGCGGGCAGTTGCTCCAAAAATGTAGTACCATATTCAACGTTATAAACGATGTCGCGCCGATAGATCGATGCCTCGATCGCGTCATCAAAACTTGCCGTGGAATGAAATCGAATTCGGGCGGAGGATCCATCGGATAGTAAGATAAAACCGATTTGGCTAATTGACGAAATAAGGGATCCACATATTTGGTCTCTCCCGCTTGGGGTCGGAGAAAACACAGATACACGTATATCTTGCGATTGACGCTGGGTCTCTTGAAGGATTGTGACCGATTGCGCTATCCGAGCGATCAATTGATGTGAACCAGGAATCGTGATGCAATTAAAATTGAGCGCGCACGGTCTCAGGGTTCGCACCTTGTCGGCCAATATTGCAGCCACAACGTCAGCAGACTCGTTGACTGTACTGAGATGCACGAAAGGCACACCGTCAGCAAGTACGCCTGTAAGGGTTCCGATTAGGGGTACACCGCAAAGCTTGACCTGATTACCCTCCACGAGGGCCGCTAAACTAATCTCGTTTGCAAGAATTGCTGATTGTAGTCCCCAGCGAGTTGTATTTTTGGTCGATCCTGGGACAGAAAAAATAGAAATATTGGTAACGCCTAAAAGCTGATCCGCCTGCAAGCCTGCGGGCGTCGGCCAACCACGGTAAATTCGTAGTGTACTCCCACCTATATTGGGCCCATTTCCAACTATCTCTAGAGCTGAACCAATCGCCGTAACCAGCGCTGCCTCAACATCTGCAAGATCAGCCACCAGCATCAGCTCCCGATTTGCTTTGCAACTAGCATCCACCCCGCGCGTGTTTCATCCGCTGAACTAATAACAAATGACCTTCCAAGGTCGTCTTTGATGACATCTGAAGCGCACGGAGAAAACGGCAGAGCCGGCAATTCAATAGACCAAACAGCCAAACGACTTTCCCCAGGCATTACGCTTGCCGAGTGATTACCTAGTGCAAGCACTCGTGCCGGCCACGCCGATGCCATTCCCGTTAATCCGAAAGAATATCCGCCCGCGTAGGCGCCCAGCGCCGGACGTACCGGCCTGGCCAAACTAACAAGCCGATTGGTCAAAGCACATAGCGGCTGCGCGTATTGCGGTAACCCACATACAAAGAAAACTCCCTCTGCACCCTTTAAATAATCACCGACCTTAATACACTTGGTTTCAAACAAAGCCTCTCGGTACTCTGATACCTTCAAATCTGTCAGCGCTTCACCAGGAAAGGTAACCAATATAGTGCCGATCCTATTTCTATTGGAAAGAGGATTGATGGCACCGTTGGGCCGAAAAACTAGGTACTCACTACCCGTACGTTGGGCAGCGCGCCCAAATCCTTTGCTAATGAGCGCAGAAAGATCGGTGGCATTGGTCAAACCACAAACCCTATCCCAACATCGGCTAGGCCTTCTCCAGGAACAAGGCCCAAAAATGCGCACAATCGCCGCCGCCAATTGTCAAATAGTTGAAATCGATCCGCCAACTCAGCCGAATTGTGCGTCCAGCCGATCGTTTGCTCGGTATCCAAGTTCGAACTTGCACCAGGAATGGCAATTTCTAGTTGATTTAGAACGGCGAGATAATTTGTTACAACCGCGATTTCAGAGACCGATAGGTTATTCATTCTATATTCTAAAAGGCCATAGGCCGTATAAAATCGCCACCCGATGTTACCGGCCGGGGATGCGCCATAAGCTGGGTAACCACAGAACCGCCGAACGTCGGTCTTTTGCGAATCACTTAGCATGTATGATGGCCAACACCGGTCGTTAAATAAATTACCCGCTCAAGTAATGAATGCCGATCTGATGGCTTCACTTAACCAATATGTTCAATGAGAACAGCTCGCTTAAAATTTGCGTTTGTCGAGGTCGGAACCGTCAATGGATTTGTCGTGGTGTCCGATGGCGCACAAAACCCCCCTATCCAGTACCATGATTGTGCTATGATTTGCTGAAGTCGATCAATCGGTTCGCGCGTTACCATACAAACATTGTCGATCATTGATACAACCGAATCTTTCGGAGCAACGTCGTCGGCCGCCATTCCAGCGAAATCACCCTCAATTAGGGCGCCTTGTCCAACAACGATCGGGCGGCGAATCATACTTCCCGCAATATTTGGAGAAGGCTGCACAAAACTTTCGGTCGTCAGAACAAATCGCAGTCCCAAGAAATCATTGACAACGCCCTGCCCTGGGCGAAATACTTCGTTCGCAGATGTCGCACCGATGAAAAGTCTTTGAAAATCTTGATCCGCGAATAACTGCCGTGCCGCATCCAAAACATTTGACATCGTTAAGGTATCGCTAATCTGAAGCTGCGCGCTTGTAGTCCGGCTATTTGGTCGAAGAATCAAGGAGGCGGTTGCAGCCAAAACCTCATTCCCGAGCGCCCCGTCTCCTACTGTAATATTTCCGGAAAATGTCAAAAGTCCAGAATAGCCGCCAGGTGTAGTGGATAAATTGACAGTGTCCTGGGTAGCCCCAATTAAACTATACAAATCTGAACCCACCGTAACGCCCAGCGAGTTTGAGGATGAAATGGGCTGCTGCACACCATTAACAAACGCGGTTTGAAAACCACGAATGTCATCAACTGCGATAACTGGTGCCGAACTTGCCAAGGCCAACCGCACTCGCGTATTCCCCGAAAAGTACGCCCCAAAAAGCGCGTTTCTGGCAATGTCATCCAGACTTCTCGCCGCTTGCTCACCATTTATATAGGCATTTTGCAGGAATTGAGATGCTATTCCGACGCGGCTCGTAACCATGTTCAGGTCCATGGTAGCAGCATAGTGGCTTAGAGTCAGCGTGTATTGTTCAACATTCCAGCTTCCGGGCGATAGTCCATTATCAAGGTTAGTATTTGTCGACGCAATCAACGGAATGGTAATCGCAGGAATCAACCCGGCACGTGTTTTCGTCAACGTTTCGCCGATTCCTACGGCGATATCTTCACGATCAGCGCATGCACGGTATCCCAATTTGGAGCGAAGGGCTTGTTGAAACTCGCGCTCCAGAAACCCCTGCTGAATGATCGGCTGCAATGCAGCCGGGAAATTTGAAATGCTCATGGAGTTCTCCGGAGGTTAGAAGCTTTGTTTTCTAATGTTAAGGCTCAGATCAGCCAATTGCTTAGAGACGAGCTGTTTCTATTTTCGTTTTAAGAGGGCTGAACGCGCCGATCTCCACTCTTCGTCGGACATTTCGATAGCAGACCGAGATC